GGGGGGGGGGGGGTATGGTGGTATAGTGGTGGAGGGGTATAGGGTAGGGGGGGGGGTACACATTTGCTATAGTGTTATACAAATACAGCACATAATACTTAGTTGTATGCACTACACATACTATACATATTACTATAACATAGTATGCCATTTGTTACTCCGTAGACACATCTATCCATTGCAATAATACTCCATAATGGGCACTATATAGAGCACTCTATAGAGGAGTAGTGAGAAGTCTGTAAATATGACACAAATAGTAACCATTTAGCCCCGTAGAAGAGTGTTTTATAGATGGTCTATAACAAGTAACTATTAAAAGGCTATTGATATGAGTGAAAACTTTGTTAAAATTGCCTAAATATGACCCAAAATAGGGCACTATAATGTCACTAAATGTAAAAAAGCTATCGATTGACTAAAACACGATTTAAATAGTCCCAAATAGACATAATTATGATGTTAAATCATCATTTATAGTTCTTAAAAACTTGCTAATTACTCGTTTTAACGGTTAAGAAACACTTTTTCATGTAAAAATTAAGAATATGACGCAAAAGATACACATAATTGGTTTTTCTTGCGAGAAAGCAAGCACCAATCAAGTTCATTATGTATAAATTACAATATTATATGCTAAAACATTTTTGTTTTGGGGAAAGAGGGGAGTAGTAATACTCTATACCAAATATGACCCAATATATTATGTAAATAACTAATAGTAAGGAGTACCTACTAATTCACACAGGAACTAATAGATACTCCTTAACTCTTTAAATATGACCTAAGATACTATGTAGTACTAGCACCATACGTCAACTCTTTACTAGGAACCCACTTGCCATCGGCATAGTCATCCTCAGTAACCTTCACATAGTTACCAGTTAAATTGTACTTGACTATCTCATCATATGCATCATTAACTGCTCTAGTGTATTGAGCAGGACTCAATCCATCTTCAGCAGTATCTGCAACGCGTCCTAGATAACCACTAGTACAATAGCCTAAGTGCATAACTCCACGATCATCTAGATGCCACCCATGATGAGTATCCCATGCATCCCATTCATCATAGTGAGTAAAGGGATTGTATGGATTATCTCGCGTTGTTAACATGAAAATTGGTTCGTCCACAAATATGACCCCCTTACTCGCTTCGTAGTATACTGTTTACTGTAGTAGTACTAACGCCAAGAGCATCTGCTATCTCACTCTGTGTCTTACCAGATGCCTGCATAGCTTTAGCTCTTGAGATCGTGTTAATGTTAATCTTACGATCCGTCTTAGGCAACGCAAGCTCACGCACTCGATCTGCATCGGCAGTCGATAGTATTGCTTCAAGGCGAGTCTTATGTATAGCACCAGCTTGAATAGCTTCCCACTCTTTATCGCTAATTATAAAGTCACTCTTCTTAGCACCAGTACGCTCTCGAGCCTCTCTAAGCGCCTGATTCTTGACTTTCTTAAGCCTATCTGGGTCATCGGCCAAATCAGGATTAGCCCTTTTTTTAGCCTTTACTACACAATCAGTGATAAGCTGTGCTTGACGCTCAAGAGGCTTATTTCGTTGAGCCGCCTTATAATGTGACTCCAACGATGCCACTTCTTTAGCATAGGCTTTGCGAGCAGATGGAGAATATGGCACAGAAGTCGTAGAAAGGGCCTCTTTACGAGCTCTATTAGCAAGACTTTTTAATCGGTTAGCATGGTCTGCATAGATACCCTCCATAACAGTGCCTGAAGACAAAGAATATGCATCATTTGTATCGGCCATGTTGGTAGTAAGAGTCTGAGCCTTCTTAATATGACCCGTATTCTCCCACTTGCCTGTTTCCTTATTCTTCTTTCGCTCTTCATACTCGCGATTAGTATAAATATAACGCCTTTCGCCAGTACGCTTATCGGGAGCTATCTCTTTTCGCTCATCGACTCGCTTATCGCCTTTAGCCTTAGAAATTAATGTTGATGCGCCACCATTTGGACCACCCTGATACTTCCGCTTTAAATCGGGTATACCATTCTCTCTAGCAGAACGTCGCCAATCCAGATTATGCTTTTCGGCATCGATGACCACCATTGAATGCTTAACTGCACGCGCAAGTTCTTCATCATCTGCACCTTTAAGAGTCATATCCGTAATAAGATTGGAAACTTTACCCATTTCCATTTGCTTATTAAAGCCATTTTTCTTAGAAGTTTCAGGCATTCCAGGATATGCACGATATTCATCTTTTGGCTCAAAATCTTTAAGACCCTTTAAAGGTCCCTGAGCCTTAAGATTAGTTCCTCTAGTCGGAATAACTAAAACGGTGTCGCCATCAAAGTCTGCGCCTGATAATATAGCCGCAGTCTTGGCATTAATACCTACAGCATCAGGAGAGTTCTTGCCAATAACTTTCTCTGCTGCTTTAGAATTGTTATTCACTGTTAATAGAGGTATTTCAAAACGCCCAGCATGTGGATGGCGAACTAGTGCAACTTGCTCGCCATTACGATAGTTCGGTGCAAATATCTCATTCTCTTTAATGCCTGGTACTGGTAATATGACATGACTGGACTGTCTTGGTAATGCAGCAGCCTTTAGATGAACAGCAGCCGAATCGCATTCATCAGCAAATTCATTAAGAAGCTTCTTCTTAACTGTTGGATTTGTCAATGACATAATGTCATCGAACTCTGCTTGTCTAGCATCTGATGCGACCTTTAACTGGCGTTTGGCCATAGCCGGTGTTTGTTTAGATAAGAATTGACTTGATAATGTTGGAGCCCATGTCTCCCAATCACCCTCTTCATTAACCACGTTAATAGCCGAAAGTTTCTTATTACCGTTCTTATCCACATAATATCTTTGTGCCATGTTAAGGTCTTTTTCACCTTTAATCGTAGCACCAAATGGGTTGTCCCAGTCAATATGACCCGTTTCTTTGTCCACCTTCATAGGCTTAAGAACACTATTGTCTTTGCTGCCCATCATTGGTGTATCAGAACGCTTATTAGTGTTAAATATGACATCAATACCCTTTGGCATATCATCGCTGTAGACTGCCATGCCTTTTAAGTAATGTGTATTGCCAACATTAATACGAACCTGAGCATAATTAGCACTGCCTAAGGATATGTCATCAACTCCTCGACGAAGTTCAATAACACCATCCTTATCAATACCACGACCGCCATCCGGTCCAACGTCATCTTTATAGCGTATCATTACTCGTTTAGGATCAATACTGACAGGCTTTTCCAAACCAAGACTAGAGCGACCAGTTGTAGCAGTTTCATCGTATGGTGGATTAACTATACGAATATGACCCGTATTGTTAGCAACTTCAACCCAAGGTGTGCCAGGAGGTGCTAAAACTTGAACAGTAGTATTCTTGCCGGTACCAGCCTGAGTAACTTTAATGTTATGAACCTCATATCCCTCAGACTTTAACTGAGCAATCGCATTCTTCATAACATACTGAGTAGTACCTAAATACTGCTCAGTGCCAGTACCCACATCAATATAACCCCCATGTTCACTAAGCTCGCGTTTGAGTAAATCAGCAGTATCACTAGTTCTATTAGCTCGTTCCTGAATATCTTCCTTAAGAAGATTACGAACTTGTGACTCATTGATGCCCATGCGACGACCAACAGCAGATTGAGAATATCCTTTTGCTATCAATCGCTTAGCCTCTGCCACATCCTCTGCACGATTCTCTGCTCGAGCTCTAGACATAGCAGCCACTAATTCGTTCTTCTTCATTCCCATACCACGAGCAATTTCAGCATCACTCATTCCTTGATGGCGAAGATCTAATACGTAGGATCTGAAATTAGCATTACGCTGATATGGATTATCTCCCGAACCCCATGGGTATCGACCCGAATGCCGAGGAGTACCATAATGCATCAAATATGACTCATACTGTTCATCTGTCACATCCATGAACTATCCTCCTCTTGCTTCATGTCTTCGATGATAAGATCAAATTCTCGTATTTTTTGCATAATTTTTAAAATATCTGTTGTTTCCGGAATTTCAATCTCTACATCATCAAATTGGTAAATACGCAACTCGATGTCCATCTGATGCGGATCCATGGCATACTCTAGACAAAACAGAGCTGTGTAAATATACAACTGCTTCATAGATGCCGGAGTAACACCAGTTTTAAGATCGTGAATGCGAAGCTTCTTAGTCCTTTCCTTATAGGATATGGCATCAGCAGTACCAAAACAATTATTAGAATA